GGCGCCCTTATCGGTGAACGCGCCAACCATCATGCCCGTTCCGATACGAACGCGTTCAGTGGTGCCGCCGTCGTTGCTGAACCGAATATTGCTGCCAGACGCGGCAGAAACATCTACGTCGCCGTTGTTGTTTCCTATCGAAAGATCGTTCACGCCGATGATCCCTGCCGGCGTGTAAAAAGGACCGGTAACGGCTAAAACTCCACTGGTACTGCCGTTGTTGGTTTGAAGCACTATCGCTGCGCCGGCACCTGTATCAGTTGGAGTGGTGGAAGGATTCTGCAAAATGAACGCGGTCAAAAAATTCCCGCTCTGGTTCAGAATGAAGCCGCCATTGGCATAAAGGCCCATGCCGTACTTTTGCGCGTCGACCGCGTTGCCGGCGTTGTCGCCGACAAGCAGATTGTTGGTAAACGTGACTGCGCCTGTCGGTGGGCTCGACCAAGTGCCGTCGCCACGCCAGTAATGCGTGCTGTCCGCACCAGCACCGTTGTTCATCTGGGTGATCGCGATGTTCCCAGTGACGTCCGTGAAAGAGAGCGGACCGTAGTTTTGCCATTTGCCGCCGGCACTGGAGTAGCGGAGCAATTGCGTGTCGGCAATGCCTGAGATCGTTACGTCGCTCAATGCTGAGAGCGATCCGCCAGGGACGCTTTGATTAGTCCACTGGCTAGTACCGCTGTTGTACATCAGTGCCTGTTGATTGGTCGGCGAAGTAATCGTCACGTCACTGAGCCCGTTCAGATTCGTTACAGGCGGACGCGATCCCTGGCCGAACGCAGAGACTGCGGCTAACAAGAATGCAATTAGAATGCAATTGGACTTCATGGAATGGTCAGTTTCGAGTTGAACCGAACGTTGTAAGTAAGGATTGGATGCTCGGAAACCATGATGTAAGGCGTCTCGTCCACCTCGATGCGGTCAACGCGCTGGTTCCCAGGCGACCACAAATGCAATCGTCTCAGGCAAAATTGCACGAGATCAAGGCTCGGAATTCCCGTGCCAGCCGCGCCGCGGTTGACCGTCACGTTCTCTTGCACTTGGATTTCGATAGGGCACAGAAACGAAATCGGAAATATGCCCATCTTGAAAAGTTTGCCGCCGCCGGGAGTCATCACTATCCCGATGATCCCAACGCTGCCTACGGCGCGCCCGATGATGTTCGCCAGGTCGCCGATGTCTTCCGTGATCCAGTTAACCTGCCCGTTCTTTGGAACAGGCGACGGTACGTCAGTGACAGTCGCAGTCAGCCGACCAATCACGCTCTGTTGCAGTTGTGTGAAGACGTTCATTGTAACTTCGAGAAGGCAGCTTGAATCTCGGAATTGATTGCGTCGGAAATAAGTCTCGCCGTGTCCGGGCTTTGCAGTTCGGTCGTGAACGGCGCGCGCGCTGGAATGGTCACCGACTTCGTGCGAATCCATCGGTCGCCAATCTTGAACCGCAGAAATGGAGCCTGTTTCGCCTCGATGACTTTGCCGTACTCGTGAACCACGCTGTAAAACGTGGTCGCGCCGATGGCGCCGATTACTTGCGTGCCCTGGATAATCGACGGCGTCGTGTAAACGCTTCTCTGCAAAAGCCCGGTGCGCGCGCCGAGCCGATTTTGATCCACGGGATAAGGCCCGGAGCCGCCCAGTCGTTTCTGCTGGATGCGGCCGGCAACAAGTTTGAGGCCGCTGTCCATTCCGCGCCTGATAGCCTGCGGCAATTCATCGGGCAATTGCGCGAGTTTGACCATTCGCTCCTGGCTCGCGGGATCGAATTGAACTTTTATCTCAATTGGTTGAGCCATTGTATTCGGATGCCGATGCCGGCACGGATATGCACGAGCAATTGATTACGTCTTCAGGCGAACCGTTCTCGTCGTGCGGATACATGAGAGGCGGCGCGCCGACCGGGTAAGCCTGCTCGATTGGAACCACAAGACCGTCGATGCCCAAGTGATCAGCGCGCGGCACCTTGGAAACGCCGTGCAGCCATTTCTTGTATTTCACGCCGGCCGCGAGAGCGGCTTTCTGCGAAGCAAAACTGTAAGCTGCCGCTGTCTCGTTCTGCGCGATCGTTTCAGCGCGGCCCTGATTGATCTGGTCGAACGCGTTCCTGATGCGCTCTGAAAGTTGCGCGATGGATTCGCCGTTCTTCAGCCCGTGCGCAATCTCGTTCCTGATCTCCTGGTAAATCTCATCGGGCACGCCAGAGAGCAGGTTCTGCCGGCGCGCGATGAAATTGAAGGCGTCCTGTTGCGGCAAAACGTAATCCAGTTCGCTGCCCACGGATTTCAGCGTGGAATCGGTCGCCTGTGCGAACATGTTCGGAAGTTCCGTGTAGAACATCGCTTCCAAATCCTGCTTCAACGCGCCGAGATCGAACCCGACTTGGAATGCGCCGTGATCCTGGGGTGCGTCCTGGCCTGTGAGCGCGCGGTTCCTGTAAGTATATCGATGCAGTTTTCGGAGCGTCTCGTGCTTTGCAAAATCCAATACGCGCATGAGCGAGTCTTTGAATTGCGACTCCATTTTTTTCATCGTGCGCTCGTGCGAACTCGCACTGCGGCACATGACGCGCACGAACGCGCGCGCTTCGCGCGGTGGCAGAGTTGCAGCTGCGATAATCAGATTCATGGGTGCGGCACGGTGTCGGAAGTGTCGGTGCGCATCAGGATTTCAGTGGCACTCCCCCATTTTCCAAATTGCTCGTCGCTCGGAGGAACGTCGGCCTGCGTGATGGTGCTCGTGCCTTTTGCTATGTCCTTCAAATGTTGATAGGCCATGTTGCGTTCGTCCTGCCTGATCTTGGTGAGAAGCGTTCCCGTGGGCTCCTGTGCAAGGTATTTGGCTCTCGCGATTGCGATAACGTCGTCAACGCATTCCGGCGGCACCGCCGGCGCAGCTTCCATTGGATTGCCACCCGCCTGCACGTAACCGCGAACCGTGTTGGAAGCGTTCAGCACGCACGTGTCGATGTCCTGCAACGGCGTGACGCTCGCCATGATCGTCACTTCAGTGTCGAGCAACTGGATGTTATCGCCGGTTAGAATTAGCCAATGAGCCATGTTAGTCCTTTTGAAATACGGCCATGTCCCAGCCGTCCTGTATTCGGTCTGCGGTCATCACTTCTGTTAATCGCCATCCTTTGCGTTTGCCGCTGATGAGGCCAAGATCGTTGACGGCGCCGCGCACATCGATGCCGCCGGGGCAATGCGGCTGATGCTGGCCGATCTGTTCGACGCTAAAATCGTGGAACATCGCTATGCCGCGATGCTCCATCCACGCTTCAATGCCCAGAAAATCCAGTCGCACGCAGGGTCTGCCGTGGCACCCGTCGATGAGCGCGAAGTGCAATGGCTCCTGCCACAGTTCGGTGAGGAAAGTTTGCGAGTCCTTAAAATAAACCGTGACCGCGCCCCAGGGCGGTCGCTGAATGTTTCCATTGGGAGTCACGAATCCCAAGTCGAGGCCGCGCAGCCGGGAAATCTCCTCGGTTCTCTCGCGGCTGAACGAATATCCGTTAGGCAATTCCACTCCAATCGCGCGCCATCTTTTGCCCGTGTCGCGCAGAATTTTCGCGATGGCAGTCAGGGTCTTGCCCTCGCCGACCCCGATCTCGAGGTACGTCACCTCGTCAAAGGTTTCGGCCACGCTTTTAGTCACTGCTTCTAGTCTTTCTTGTAGTCCGCCCATACCAAATCCAAACGCAATCATGCAGCTTGTTCCTTTTTCTGCTCTAGCACTTCGAGAACAAATTTCGCCACCTCCTCTGGCAGCGTACGATAAAGTTCAAGGCAGCCAATCTCGCAGGTCGCGCGAAACGGCGGCCTGATGCAGTGGCAGCCGGCGCACGGCAAAGCTTTTTTGCGATAGCAGAATACTTCAGGGATGTGCGCGTAAATTCGTTCCGTTGTCGCGCCCATGATGGCAATCGTCGGTGTACCAATCGTCCCGGCCAAGTGCGCCGGACCGCTGTCGTTGCCGATCACAAGTTTCGCGGATTGGATTGCTCCCGCGATGTAGTCCCAGCTTTGCCCGACAATGTTGTGGAACGGCATGAAGAACGCGTAATCGCGCTGCTCGGTCACGTACTTGACCGTGTGCCCCGCGCTCTGGAGCACAAGGCCAAGTTCGACAAAATAATTTTTCGGCCAGACGCGAACGGCAGAATACGAGTCAGGAAATATCAGAACGTCCGCCGAGTCTCGGCGTCCCATCTCGCGATCCATCGGCCTGAGCTCAAGCCGTGGTCGTCTGGGCGAGGTGGTAACGCCGAGATGATAGGCAAGCCATTGTAGATAGCTCAATGGCGAATTGGTTTCAACTGCTTCCACATACGCGCGATGCGTCAAGACGCCGTCGCGCGGATCGTTGGTCGTGGGCATCTGAAATATTCTGAGAAGTTCGGCGCGCCAGTCGGTCGCATAAAAAACAACGTCCTGGCCGGCTTGTATCATCCCTTCGCCTAACCAGGCAAAGCAGACGACGTCGCCGACACCTTTGAACCAACCGTTATAGGTGTCGATCTTCATTCGCTCGCTCCGTGCGTCGCTCTCGCAACGCACGCGAGTGAACGAATGATGAACTATCTGGCAGAGCCCGTGCCGGCCGCAGCTTTGATCAACTGCCCAGCATTGGTCTGACCCGCCGCGCTGCCCCACATCATGGCAATGCGGTTTGTTGCAGTGCCGAGCACGTGGTTAACGTACTGGACCTGCATTATTGTGAGCCCGATATCGGGATCAGTCACCATCTGCACGTTGCCGAACGAAGCACCCGGAAGAATCTGGGTGTAATCGTTTGGAACGCGGGTGGCGATAACCAGGGCACTGCGCGAACCGCCGAATCCAACGAGGTTTGCGTTGTTACTCGGCATGTTCGGCGCCGTGTACACCTGGAAAGTGTCAACGGGCAACATGAACGATGCATCAGCCTGCGTGGGTTGCGTGATGATACCGACGTTTGAGTACGCAATCGGCTGGATGATCGTGGTGTCTTTCACGAGGTTGCCGAACGCAACGGGCCATAGCAAGAGAGTGCGGTTACCCATGCCCAATGGAACGCCGCGCTGAGTCAGCGCAACGCCAATGTCCACTACGCTGGCGCGGTTAAACGCCGTCGAAGCTACAACCGTGTTGTTCGTGAAGTTCGCATCAGTCAGCTTCGTGTAGATGTCGTCGACAATCGCCTTGGCAAGCGCGTAGGCACTTGCTTCAGCGAACTCTTCAAAGAGCCGGCGCATCGTGGACGCAAGCAATTGCTCATTGAAGGTGATCGGAATGCCTTTGTGGTTGTTGATCACAACAGGCACGTCCGTGGTGCTGGCGACTTGGTCAGTCCAACCGCTCGCTGTCGAATAAGCGACCACCGTCGGAATACCAACGATGCGAGTCATAATGGTCTGATTGTAGGTCGCCGGCTGCTCAGAGAAGTCGGTCGTGAACCGAGTCAGCGGCGGGAACACGAGCTTGAGCAGTTCGAGAGTCCGCTGAGTGACCAGCGTGCCTGCGATCGTGCCCAGGTTCGCGTCGGTGACGTCCGCAGCCACGATCGCCTCACGAACAACATCAAGCCGATTGTTGAGCAATCGATTGCGCTGATCGCGGTTGCGTTCCGTGTCCTTGAATTCAGCGGCGTAAATCGCCGCCATTTCACGGGCTGCCAGTGCCTTGCCCTCACTTGTCTGAGCGCGATTGGCATCCTGCAAGACGCGCGCAATCTTGGCGTAAACAGCTATGGGATCGGAATTACCGAGTTCGATGATTCTGTCACCGTTGCCATTTGGCGTTTGCGAGATAAACGGTCTTTCGAGCGTCGAACCGTTGCCCCTCATCTGACCAATGATGTCTTTGAACGATGGATCAACGGTCGCTTTCGCCGTCAGTTCGTTTATCAGCCGAATGTTCTTGGGTTGAATGGCACCGCGTTTGACCGCAGCTTTCACGCAAGACTCCGCATCCAACTGATTGCGTCGGCGAATCACTTTCTCCTGCTCGTCGATCTTCTTTTTCAATTCCCCGGCTTCGATCTCAAAGGCCGTGGCGCGTTGTTCCGCAGTCGCGGCTTCTAACTGCGCCTTGGATGTGGTGTCCTCGTCGTTCTTGCCAACGAGTTCACTAAGTTGAGCGATTTTGCTCTCAAGCTCCGCGTTTTTCGCCCGGAGCGCGGCGAGTTCTTCGTCTGTCATTTTTCCTCCAGTTTTGGGTTTTGCCGGTGGCTCCGGCGGGGTGCCAGCTTCAATGCCGGCGTTTTTTGCCCATAGGGGCAAACTCGAAAAGGCGGGGTCGTTGACCAGTCCGCCCATGTTGGGGCGCGCGCCTTCGCAGCAGACGACCCTTGCGGGATCGGCGCGTTTATCGTCCACGTGAAACACGGGACTGAATGCCCTGAAATCTTTTCCTTCTACTGCCTTGCGACCGCTCGCCGTCCATTCGCCGTGCGCCACAACGCCTTCGCCGTTGCGCCAGGAAAACGCGGTAGGCCAGAAACTGGCCGGACCGTCTTCGTGATTGAAATCGAAGTAAACGCGCTTGCCCGTGCGCGCCACGATCTCACTGCGCTGCTGTTCAACTGCCGCAGCGGCATCGAGGTTCACCAGGACTTTGATCGGTTTTCCGATGCCGCCTGAAACGGGCGTAATGGAATGAACGCCAGTCGGCAGAAACAAAATCTCGTTCTTGTCGGTAGGCGAGATTTGCACCGCCGCGCGGCATTCAATCGGCGCATTCTTCGCTTCAGCTTCGCCGGCGCCTTCGCCTTTGCCGGATTCAGAATCGCCGGCAATTTCGATCCCGAATTTTTTGCAGGCAGCTTTGATCTTTGCCTTTACCTTGGCGAGGTCTTCGCTCGAATACGCGGACGCGTTATCAGCCTGATTGATATAGGACCACGCCGCTCGCGCGTGCTCCTCCGTATCGATAGGATATCGCTTTTTCTTATCAGACTGA